GCGCTAGTCTCGTGGGCTCGGAGATGTGTATAAGAGACAGTGTTAGGCCGGTTGACGCATCTGTGGTCATCTTATATTTTCGTAATCCAGAAAATTTGTCATTTTTAAAATTTGTTTTTAAATTCATAGATTAATACCTCTGTTTCCTATAACTTTGGTTCCCAATTTAAACGACAAATATTGAGGACCCGGATATGACTTTTCAATCAAATTACCTAAATCATAAATGATTTTTTCTATGGCATTGGCCTGATAAATTGATGTGTATGTTATCTTATCTGGGGTAAGGGGAGTGCTATCACCTGTATAGTACGCGTTTCTTATTGCAACTATATTTTTTCTTAGACGTTCCATTTCTTTATCCGTCCTATGGTCCTCCGGTTTCCAATTTAGCTTGTTGTTTGTTATATTTCTATATCCATACTGGTTTAAAACATAAGATACCCATTTAATCGCCTGTTCGATTCGGTTGAGGTCTTTATAATCAATGTAGGCTTTGTCGGTCAATTCTATTATGTCTGTCTGTGTACGGTCAAAAATAAGGGATTCTAAATACTTACTCATGTATTTTTACCTCTGCCTTAATTTCGTTTGGAGAAAAGCTATAATTGTAGCTCTCAATGATACCGGTGCGGTATCCATCGTAATCTGTATCAATCTTAACTTTCTGTCCCAATTTTTTGTTTCCAATAAGTACATCTCCCACAACATTTTCTGCTCGCTGATAATATGCATATACACGTTCAAGCACTTGCTGAGCATTACCATTGTGTACCAACGTTGCATCTGTTACTTCGCGAATATTTTTGTTAAACACAATATCGGGATTCTCTTTAAGTATTGATGTGGTAAGATGGTTGTATTTCTTTCCGGTTAGTATTACATTTACACCGGTTCCGGTTATGTAAGCATAGTTATCACCAAACTGACCAATTGTTCCGCCAGTTATCTCCAGACTATGATAAGGCTCACTAAAAATAACCTCTGCTGTTCCATTCAAAGTATCATTATATAGTTCTTGTGCCTCATCCGATTTTTGATATGTATGAACTGTTAGCCGGATTCCAGTGACAATATCAGAATGCTCCAATGTAACCCCAGAAAATACTTCATCATTCAAAAATTCACCACTCAAAGCATTTTCTTGCGGATAGATAACAATTCCATCGTAATTGCTTGTATCTGCAATAGCTCCAATAGCAAAGCATATGTATACTAATGCGTTTCTCTTTGTGGTATATGGCATGTATCCATAAAGAGGAATATCTGAAAATGATTCATCCAACAAATAATTAAAATCTTCATTCTCAAATATTTTCTCTAATACTTCAGAAACCGGCTGGCCTGTATATATTCCTCCAGCGAATTCATTGCCATCCAATACGCCCACTGCATCATGCGCGTCCATATGGTAATCCGTTTTGTTTTTCCTGGCACCGTTTTTAAGATAAAAATTTCCTATAAGCTCACCGTTGAAATATAAAGTAAGTTTCTGCTTTTTCTGTAAATCAAACGGTATATTGGATGTTGTCCTGACCGTGAAATTTAATGTGTTAATACTTATGCTTTCTGATATTGCATTGATTTCTTGCAAACAGTTTCTTTCCAATAATTCGTTATCTAGAAAATCACGGTATATACCATAATCTATTCTGGTAACAAATACTGGCCTTATGGGTTTTGATGTCTGCAAAAACGTGATTTCCAGTTTGCTATATCCTCTCACATAATTATTACAAAAATATCTAACTGAATCCGGGGAAAACTCCATATCTGACAAGAGGTTATTATCCGAGTACCACTTTACTCTCATTCGTGTACAATAATCTCCAGACATCATATTAAAAGTAAAGAGCAATCCTACACTGGTGAATTTTTGATTAAAGGTTACTGTAAGCATGGGGTATTCAATTATCTTTTCAGTTGTTGATTTAGGATATAAAAACATTCCTGGTTGTAAACTTATTTGGGGCTTAAGTCCTTGTATTTGCTTAACATATCCGAACAATCCTTGTTCATTTGATACTTCTGGACTTATATATCCATACGGAAGTGGATTATCTGGAAAATTGATATACTTTCCATTAAGCAGAGAAAACCGTGGAAAGCATAGAGCATATCCGGGATAAGAAATATCATCTCGCTTTAATTCTGGAAATTCCTGCTCTATTATTGTCCCATGCGGATGTAAACCAGGGCCTGGATGAAGCCCTATTCTCGGTCTTAATCCAGGCCTTGTAATGGATGCTGTACTATTTTCTTTGGCATAAGGGGCCAAGTCATCATAAACAATCTTTAATCCCTCAGTATTCTGTTCTGCGTCAGATAATATGGATTGCTTTAAAAACACATCACGGCCTCCTCTGCGGCTCCATAGCGGTAAAGGTAATAGATAAGCCGGTCCAATGGTTACGCTCACCTTCTTTTCCGTTCTTGTTGATTTTTAAATCATCATCCCCGCTCGTTATGTATGCTTCAAACTCTTTGGTTTCTTGGCCATATGGGAATACCATATTATGAGACTCGACCGGAGCGGAGATAATTTCATAAAATGTATCATAGTCAGCTGGGTTACTTCTTTCTGCATCAATATCGAGGGTGTAATTATAAAATGTACCAATGATATCACGGTGCATCCGGTAAGACTGCAAACGTCCAGAATTTTCACTATCTGCGACTGAAAAATTTCGCTTTAAGGATTTTACCCATAGGCGGAGATTAACTCCGTCTATGGTAAATACTCCGTTCCCATTCTGTGCCATTATACGCTTCCTTCCGTTACCATTCTTACACCTACACGATTCTTTTCGTTGTTTCCGAATTTGACTACAAGCTGACCAAATCTTGTACCATCAAGTATTAGCTCTGCTTTAGCAATCTGGTTTCTGCTAGATATATTGCTCTCTGCCAAAGCTTCTTTGAGAGCTTGCTTCATAGTTGACAAAGGGGATACCACTTCTGTTTCACGGTTGTTATCTCCCAGAATAGCAGCAAACATTCCAGCCCGTGGTGGTACTACTGTTCCGGTTGCAAGCATCGGCATTTTATATGGAACCGCTGCATAAGCAGACATGGGATAGTCACCTCTTCCCCCATACCCACCAGAATATCCGGCAGATGCAGCACGCTTACCAGCATTAATTGCTATTGTAGCAGCAGCTATTCCAGCGGCTAATGAAGCAGCTACAACACCAGCGCCCACGCCACCAGCCAAAGCGCCCAAAGCAACCGCCAAGATTCCTACTGCCGAAGCCGCTGCCAGTATACTTGCTATGACTTTTTCTGTTGGGGACATGTTGCTCCAGTTTTTGGCCAACACAGCAATCAACGATATTATGCCTGATATAGCAAGGACAAGGGGATTTATATTTGATACAGTCCTTGCTAAAAGTGAAATAACACGTTCTCCAATTGCTAAAAATCCTCCAAGATTGCTTATTAATTGTCCTATTCCCAATACAAATTCTGAAAATTTCCACGCCGCAAAAAATGCCAGCACTGCAAGTGTAATATTTTCCACCAATGTCTGGTTTTGACTTACCCAATCCGAAAATTTAGTCAACCATTCAACAACTTTTTCTAATGCAGCTATGATAACTGCTCCGGTCCACTCTCCTAATGGCTGTAAAAATTCTTCCCATAACCATATTCCCAATGGCTTCAGTGCATCAATCACACTATGTATTGCTTTCAGGGCTGCTGCAATTAAATCAAATACGGTTGGCAACGCTTGCTCTACTCCCCATTTTGCAATTGGAAGTAGTACATCGTTAAGAAACCACAATAGCAAGTTTCCAACATCTGATACAATAGGTTTTACAGAAATTAAAATTCTGTCAAAGCTTTCCAATAAAGGTGAAAAATCCAAATCCGCAGACCATTCTTTTAAACTTTCTGATGCCTGACGGAAAAATCCTGTTATCTCAAGAATAATATCCCCAAGATGCCTTAAAATGTTTGTTCCAGTATCTCCAGATACCCACGCCTTATCAAAGTTTGTAACTAGATTACCAACTGTATCAACCAGATTTGCAAAAGTAATTAGTAAATCATCTGTGATTGCTTTCCCATATCCCTCTACATTCCACACCTGCATAAACGATGCGCCTACATCACTTGCAAGCTTCTTAATAGCAGAAAATGTATTTTGTAATGAACTCATTACCTGTGGACCATTTTCAAGCCATGATTCTTTAAGCGGGTCGAACAGTTTCCCAAGCGTATTCTTTATCGCTTCGGCCTGCAACTTAATATCGTTGGATACTTCCTCGGTGGCAAACATATCCTCAGGTTTAAGCTCGTTCTTATCTTCACTTTTTTTCTTTCCCGTTGTAATCTGTATCAGCTTATCAAATGGCGCTAATGCTTTTTCTGTTTCTTTGGCTGCATCTTTTGTTTCGTCTTTGGTTTTGTCCAGACTGTCCGCGTAATTCTGCTGGACCTTAACCGCTTTAACAAATGTATCCTTCCCGGTTAATGCTGCCAGCAGTTGCGCCGTCCAGGTAACGGCTTGGGATAGCAAATTGATAAACTGTGCTAGGGCCGGAGCTGCGTATTCCACCAACGGAGAAAAGGCTGTGCCAAAAGAGTTTTTAAGCTGGGTCATACTGGACATCAGCATGGATAACGCTTTATTGGTATCATCTGAATACTGGGCCAGATTATCCATACCTTCTTTTAATCCGCCCGTTACTGCGGAAATGGCACGGAATACAGTGCTAAATAAGATAGATGTTGCAAGCATTCGGCCCAATCCAATTCGTGCGCCACGGGATGCTTTCTCAGTACCTTTTAATGATTTATTGAGCTTACTTCCACTTTTGCTTGCCTTCTTTTGTTCATTATCAACACCGAGCAACTTTTTCTTGTAATCCTGCATTGCTTTTTTAGCCCGCTGCAATCCTGCTAATGCCTTGTCATATGGCGCATCGCCAAGTCCATAACCAGCCTTTTCAGCGTAATACAATGCATCTTTATATCGGTCCACCTCATCTTGCAAATTGCGTACACTTGGAGCAAGACTTTGTATGGATTTAGAAGCAGATGAAAATGTATGTTTCATAATGCCTGGAATATCCTTAAAAGCCTGAGGTAGCAATTTTATATAATCCATTGTACCGGATAGTGTCCTTTTGATATCTTCGCTTCCTGTTTTTGCACCATCCGTTTTGATTTTAGTATCTATTAATACAGTTCCATCAGGTTGCAAAGATATCACCTCACTTTAGCAACTCTGCAAAATAATCAAATTCTTCTTTAGATTTGTCAGTGGATTTTTCAAGTTCACATAGCTTTTTATTGTTCTGTAAAAACTCCTGCTCCCACTTTTCTAAGCGCTTCCCTTTTGACAGTTTCTGCCGGATAGAAAGGACCTGAGAAAACAATCCGTCCCCAATTTCCATGAACCATCCGTAGAAAGTCCACCAATGGATTATCTGGCATCCGCGTGTTTCAAACCCTGCAATCCTGTTAACCGCCGGGAAAATAATTCCTGCGTCCTGTTCCCAGTCAATTACGCGCGGTGATGGAGTATCTTCATGCACCACACCACAGTCGATAAACCATAATGCTTTTTCTGCCGCTTCTGTTAAATCCTGCGGAGGCGGGATAACGGGCCAGTAAAGAATTTCAAGCATTGCTTGTGTTTTCTCTGGGTCAGACAATTCTTCATCCGCAAAGGCTGATAAAATATCTAATATTGCCCGGAAGTCCTCACGAATTTCATAATTTACCCCATTAACAGAGAGAGAATATGGGAGGGACCACGCTGCACTCATTTAACAGGAAATGGATATTTTCCAGGACCAGCATTATACTGTTGTGTATATTTCCCGGCTTTACTTTCCATTTCCGTGAAATTTTTACCCGTTTCCTGCTCTATAATTTTTTTAACGCTCTCAAGTATCACCAGCGCCCAAGGGTCGCCATTTTCCATAGGGGTAAATGGACTGGCGATTTTGAAGAAGCCAGAAGTATCTGCGTTAAATAGATAATCAAATTTTTCCTGAAGCGACTTTGCATATTTATTAATTATCTCTAACGACATTTCTTCCTTCTTCTTGTTATCAAGAGTTGTTTTTAATTCCATCCACATATCCTCGAATGCTTTATACACATTCTGCTGCCGCTCGAATATGTCAAGGTCGGTTGGAACAAATTTGAAAGTTGCCAGCACATCTCCATGCTGGTCCGTAAAATCGTAGTATTTAACTGGGCTTTCAATATTTATTGGAATATTAGGCATAATTTATCCTCCTTTACTCTGACAAAGAAGCTCCATCAGCCGTAAAAGTCATCGTTTTAGGGTTTACAGCGCCAAGAGTCCTATCACCTACATAGTGCACCGTATGCGTTGCAGAAACACCTTTCAGGCCTCCTGCAAAGTCTCCCAACTCAACAACACCCTCCTGCACCCATGCACGCATATTTCCGGTACTATCGGTTTTGTATCGCTTTACACAGAGATATTTCAATCTCAAATCTGACAGAGTTGCCCTTTCTTCCATGAGCGTATCTATCTTCTGAGCGTATTTACTTTCTCCAGATACATTGGTTGGGTCCACTGTCATGCTTTCTGCATAGCCGGTGATGTCATAGTTATTATTTCCAAGCACATCCTGGCTTTCTTCCGTCTCTGGATTCATCGAAATCGGCATATCTTCAACGCCTTTTCCAATAATTTCAAGTTTATCTTTTGTGATATTTGTGGTGCTTCCATCAGTTATCCAAAAGACCATAAAGTCTTTTCTTTTTGCCTCTCCATCGGCATAAGTCCATGTTGCCACTGTCTTTCTCCTTTCAAATAAAAATAGAGCCATCACACAAGGCTCTGCGTCTTAGCGTCTGGCTCTACCATCTTTCAAAATCATATTTATATTCTATCGATACCGGAAGTATCCAATCCTGCACACCACTTTCCTGAGGTTCCAGGCCATAAGAGTTATCACGGGTAACTTTGGTTATCTTCCTTCCCTGGGATAATGTGGGATAATTTGATAATCGTTGCTCACTCCCATCAATCACAACCGGCTCCCGGCATAACCACTTTCCAAATGTATCAAGAAATTCCTGTATGCTCATTTTCTGGCGCTCTTTTGTGGATGATGTACGGTATATAATATAGAAAGGATACTGGCAGGTCTGGTGAACTCCTCCAATCACGTCCTCTGTTTCAGAAAAGATTAAAGCTCCGTTATCTGCCGAAAATGCAATTCCGTAATCTTTTTCTAGTTCTTCAAATTTAACAGCTTCATATTCATATAAACCTGGGAATTGATTAAGCAACGCCTTTACCGCGGTCGTTAATACATCATAACCGCTTGCATCTTTCCCGATTGGTTTTCGTTCATCACCCACGTTTTCCACCTCCAGCCGTTTTCTTGGCTTGCTTTATCCATGATTTACCGTCTGCTTTTTTGGCTGCATCAAACCATTTAGCCTGCGCCTTAGGATGCGCTGTTTTTGTATACTGTAAATCCTCTTTTGCTTTGGTTTTTCCTCCATATTGGCTTACTAATACCTTTTTAGTACCCTTTATAGCCCAGGTACTACCAGTAACAACGCTAACCATAGTTTTACCCTGATATAAAAAACGACCAGCAGGTCCATAGGCAGCATACACTTTTCCAATCCCTTGTATTGCAGCACTTGCGGCCCTGGTAACATCCACAAAATCGCCTGTAATCATAGGCATAAAAGGAACCATACTATTCATTACATTTCCGTCAAGCTCATATCGAGCATGCTGAAATTGTTTATCAAACCGGGATAATTTGAGCGTAATCTTTATCTCTCCATCAACAACGGAAAAGCCTTTAAAATGTGTTGTTTTGCTTGCCATATTATTTCCCCAATATCTCAAAGTGAGGAATCACAGAGTATGGACCTCCAACAGAGGATACCAAATATACGAAGTCATACCGATTATTCATATAAGCATAAAAACCGTCACGATAATCTTCATCGTTTACCGGGCCGTTATCCCATACCCCTTCCCAGAAAAAGCAATTATCCGATGCATCAAAGGTAATGGTATCGTCCAGCAAATCATTTACCTGTCTCATCCACTCCTTCGGAGGAAGCCACGGCAATTCTTTATCGTCAGCATCGCGGATTATCTGTTTACCATCCTGTAACTCGTATACTATGTGTAACTCTGCATTATCCGTGCTGTCTGGCCCATACTTTTTTAGTATTGCGCCTTTGTCGGTATTAAGGTCAACGCCTGATAATACATGTGGATACCAGATACCAACACCAGTTGTGGATGATTCATAGTAGTTAAATACTGTTACTGTATCATTGTACATATTAATCACCTATTAGCGTTTCTTTTTTCTTTGTTCGATTTTTGACGCTTCATCCAATATTCTAGACGAGTCAAATATGTGACGCTTTTCAATAATTTGAGAAGCATTCGATAATTTTAATAATACTTCTTTCAGTTGTTTGCCTATTTCTTGCAAAGATTCAATTTCATTTTGATATTTTTTTTGAGCGCTTGGATACTTCTTTATCCTTTCATTAGCTAAATCAATATTTCTATTGATAGTATCAATAGCATTATTTCTAATTTGTTCGGCCCATTTAACTTGTTTTTCTGAACCTTTTAAAGTTGGCAATCCTTTGAAAGAAATTTTCTGGTTTTTAGCAGATAATCCACTCGCCCCACCTCTACCACCCATTGCACAACACCTCATTAAACTTTTCTGTAAACGCTCGTACCCTCACGATATTCCCCATGCACTCATCTGGCACATAACCATAAAAGATAATCGTGTCCGGGCAAATGCGCCGTACCATTTCCTTGTAGCCTATCAGAAACAACTCTTTCTTTTCTTTGCTGTTCATCACGCCTAAAGACGATACCGCCACAACACCACCCTGTGGCTCTCCGTCAAAGCACCATTCAAAGCTGTCGGGCGTACTCCATGAAATCGTGGGAATAACTTGTATCCCTGCCTCTTGCAGATATGCGCCTACCCAATGTTTTCTATAATGATTGTATATCTGGATAGCTTTTGGAAAGTCTGTGTAGGTGGAAAAGTCTGGAGACATTACATAACGGAATTTTTGTAACATGGGTATGTATCGGTCAACATCCGTCCATAACCTATTGAATTGGTAATCATCAAGGAAGAAATGTACACCTTTCTTTTCAGGCTCTTTACAAGTCTTGGCATAGTTGAAACCAATCCATTCACAGCCTTTCTCGTAGGTTACTGGTTCTATCTGCGGTATTCCGTATTTTCCCACGCCGTCAAATATCTGGCGCTCCAGATTTTCATAATTTCTGCGGTTTCGGTAGTTACTCATTTCTTAGCCTGCTTATACATCTGGTTAATTCCCGTAGCCGTAAGGCCAGACATAGCTCCAACTGCTACGGCCGTGATGTAGTCCGATGCCGGGAAGTCTGGTATAGTTCCCATACCAAGCGCGCCAAGAACACCACCCACAACAGCCATAATAACCGGAATCCATTCGTCCGGTATTTTCTTTGCAGCCTTGCATCCAAGACCAACCACATAGCTCAGAGCCACAATAGCTACACATGTTCCCAATGTTGTAATGTCCATTTCTTATCCTTTCTGGAATCAGAGTAAATTCAATTCCTTGAATACTTTGAAAATCTTAGGAAACTGAATGGCAAACCAGTCAACCGTGGTTTCTTCAATCCCTATTGACTTATGCTCAAAATTGCCAGACAGCCCAGATTCTTCCATAAACGCATGGATAATCTCATGCCGGAGACAGATTCTTTGATATTCTTTCAGATTTTCTTTTGCCCCAGTTCTTCCTTCGCTTTTCTTCATGTCATTCACAACTATTTCTTTTATGGATGAATCGCAATAGCCGTCAATTCCTTCTAGGTTTGGGTGTTGACTTTCATCGCCGAACTTTATTTCCCATTCTGTCCCCAGAATGTTCACTTTACAATCCTGCATATAAAAGCGGTGTCCCTTCGTTATCTCTTACTCCCATCAGATACACCTTTGCAGTATCATACAGGAGTTTATTGGTTGCCTGTTCATCCCCTGCCGCAGAGTATACAGTACTCCAGGCTTTAGCTCCGTTAGCTATTTCTGACGGGGATGCATAGCTGATTGATTCGGAACCGGATGACTTTGACGTGATAACGCCTGTGGTTGCGCCGCCGGTCCCGCTGGTTATGATTCCAGCGGCGGCAGATAGCGCCTGTTTTTCTGCCAGTTCCAAACCATACAGTTTATCAGCTAAGGCACATACGGCTTTCTTGATTTTGGTCTGCGCTCGTTCATTATCTGGAAGGCCGTCAACCAATCGGTTAAATGTTATAATGTCTAGAAAGTCGCTTGCTCGTTCTGCCTGCTTATCAAATGATTGGGAATCCGGTATGTCACTGCCGTAGTATTTTGTTGTGTAAAACTCATAGTCTGCATATGCCATATTGATTCCTCACTCACTCTGCCGCTTGCCTTTTTCTTTTAATGCTACACAGCTTAATACATTTTGCCATGACTTCTGCGAGGGTATATTCCCCCATGGAATCCGTCATGGATGACTGTTCCTTGCTGTATGTCACCTTACCATCCTTGATGTCGACCGGGTACAGCCTACCGTTTGATACCATGTAAGGCAGTCCGTCAATGATTGTAAACCTCATACTGTACACCTTATCCGTTGGAAATAATCTGACCGATACGGATGTTCTTTGCCTTGTATGCAAGCTCCCAGTTAGCCTTGTTTCCAAGTTCCGTCTTGGTCGGGGATTCCCCAGCAATGCTTGCAACCTTGAGATTGAAGCCGTTCGGATGCAGCACGCGCCCTTCCTTGGTATACAGTTTTTCAATACCAGCCTTAGTCTCCGCGTCATAATCCGCGTAGTAAGGTTCCTTGTAATTGGTCTTTTCAGCTGTCAGTATAGCTCCCTGTCCCACGATTGTAGTTATGTATTTCGGGACTTCTCCACTGGTATCAACCGTAAATCGGTCTGACACTACCGGGATAAGACCGTTAATTGTCGGGAGGTTGACTTCTGATGTCAATGCATTCTGGATTGTGTACTTATTGTAGTTCACCATCCCCATAGCCTGGTATCTCGCAAATATGAGTGAGTTCATGATTGCAATTCCAAACCCATTAGCCATGTCGCCGAGTGCTTTCTGCTGTGCATAAATCATGGTTGTTTCATCAATCTTATTGGCATCTGCAACACTACTCCCATCAGAAAGCGAAATGTCATAAACATGGTCCTTAATTGTATCAAGTTTCATGACCGCGTTTACAATATTCATGAGTTCTGCTTCCCAAACCTGACGATAGTAATCGGCAACGCTGTTTGCAATATGCTGCATCGGGTCAGCCCCGGTAAGCTCCTGTGTAAAATCCTGTGCTTTCCATGCCATCATTCTCTGTATCAGCATGGTAGTCTGCTTCCCGCCGCTAATCTCCTTCGGGGTGTTATTTGTGTTTCCGTCATTGTTGTACGGTTCATAATCCGCAATATCCATTGCCTTATAAAATGGCAGTGTCGCAACATTACCTTCGGACCCGATGAGGTTCATGATGGTGCTGTCCTGCTGCAATATACCTGATGCGATAATCGCATTGCTCCATGTAGGCTGCTCTGCCATGTAATCTGCAAATACTTCCGGGTCAAATGCAAACCCGCCGAATGTCCCTGTTCTTGGCATGATTCATTATCCTTTCAAATTGTTGTATAATTCGGGATTTTTCTGCTTTAATTCGATTTTTGCGTCCAGGCTCATACCCTTAAAATCTGCTTTTGTCAGCGCCCCTCCGGTCGTTCCTTTTATCGGCGCCGTAAATCTCGCCATGTTCTGCTGTGCCTGCTGCTGCGCATCATCAATAAATGCCGATGCATCCTTTTCCTTCATCTGGCCTATAAGGTCATTCAGTCCCAGGATTTTCCCATCCTTCATCTTTAAGCCGGCATCCTTGACTTCCGCCATGATTGCCCGCTTTGCTGCCTCGCTAGAAAATTTAATCCCTTCAAATTCTGCTTTGAGTGCATCCGCAAAATCGCGTTCATAAAGCTGGGCCTGGGCATTTTTTTCAGCTTCTGTGGCCCTCTGCTTCCAATCAGACAGTTCCTTCTGCATGGTTTCCAAATCCACGCCCTCAAAACCTTTCAGGGTGGTTTCTGCTTCCTCTGCCTTTCCCTTCCAGGTATCCCTCTCCATTTCCAGTTTGGAAATAGCCTTGTTATACTCCGCTGCATTTTTATAATGCTCGGAAAGGGCTTTTTTCACGTCTGCCTGTTTGTCCTCAGGAATCTCAATCCCGAATGATTTCAGTGTTTCAATCAGTTTCTGCATGTTCATCCTCCTGGCCGTGTTTATTGACCTGCCGCCGCAGGTATGGATTAAGCCCGATGGACCACGGGCGGGGTAATGCACATGCTGGAAATTGCATCCGCTTTTCAACCTCCAGGCTGTTCACGCTATGCGCTAGAACCTGTTTCTTTTAAGGACATGTGCTATAGGAGGGAGGTCAAATATAAGAAAAAGCCAAACAAACTACATTGCTGTAATCTGTTTGGCTCTGCGTCTGGCGTCTGGCTCTAATTATTATGTGGCAGGTGATAAACCGCCATTTTCCATATCACTTGCTATTCCTTTTGCAATATTCATTATGGATGTATTCTTGCATACAGGGCAAAATACCGGAAGGTTTTTCGCTACTGTATCAGGCCGGATTTTAGTCCGAGTTTTATTGTTACATATAGGGCAGTACACCCAACCGTCTTTTACCATGTTTTCACCCTTTCTGCTTATTCCTACTCCCATTTTACCGTATTCCCAGAAAATAATCGTCCCCACATTTTAAATATACTATTGACTTTACGCCCTTTTGGGCGTATAATATAATCAGTGATAAAGAAAGGGGATTAAAACAATGACAGTAGCTGAGTTAAAGGAAATGATAGATAACAACGATTGGGATATCGAGTATGGAAAGTTTGGAATCCGCATTCAGGAGATGCCCTTTGAGCTTGGGGCTATGGACCATAACTCAAAGGTGTGGATTGACGAAGAGGAAACCGATGAAGAGCTTGACGGTGTATGCGCCATTGATTTAAACGCTCCAGAAGCCGCCGAAGCTCTTAATGGTAATGGATATTTTGGTTCCTACATTGCCTTGATTGCAAGCGATAGTTACGAGTACGGTTTTGATGCAGGTGAAGTTATTTTAAAAGATGCAGAAGTGTTGTTTATCATAAAATAATGGAGGAAATCATGAGAAGATACCCAGATTGTATTAGGACAGATGGACTTTGTGGGGCCTGCTCCGCATCCAGTTACAGCAGGGATTGCCATAACAATAATATAAATAAACTGCTGTACCAGCGCTCCCTGTCCGGAATGACCCAGCAGCAAGTAGCTGATGCCGCGGGAATGAATATCCGCCAGATACAGAAATTTGAATCTGGAGAAAGGGAGCTTGGCAACATGACCCTGCGTAATGCCTTGTCATTGGCAAAATCCCTTGGCTGTGAGGTGAGTGATTTAATATAGGAGATAGTATGGCACCAAAAAAAGATATATCGGGACAAACATATTGATATCTTAAGGCAATTAAGTGTACCGGAGATAAGAAGAACGGGAGCTATTTGTGGGAATTTGAATGCATCCTATGCGGGAATCACATTATAAGGCGTATTGGTCTGGTCACTGGTGGTGAAATTATTTCATGTGGTTGCTATAAAGCCAGGAATCTTAAAAACAGGCCATTGCCTGATAAGGTCGGTCAAGTTTTAGGAACAAACATATCCCGCATTACCTCTAAAAAGCCCCAGTCAAATACATCGTCTGGGCATAGAGGAGTATCTTTGCATCGCCAGAAAGGTAAATCAGATACTTGGATTGCTTACATATACTTTCAGGGAAAACGCTTTTATCTTGGGAGCTTTGCAGACAAACAAGAGGCTATTAAAGCGCGTGAAACTGCCGAAAATCAGATATTTGGAGATTTTTTAAAATGGTACAATGAGCGAAAAAGCAAAAAGTGATTTCGATTATAATACAAATAAAAGGCGGCGGGATTATTCCCACCGCCTTTTTATTACATCATATTACGAAGCTTTTCAATATACCTTTTCATGGTTTCTCTTTCTTCCCGGCAGTCGGCATCTTTGGACATTTCTCCTAATTCCTCAGTCAGTTCGTCCATATGCTCTTCCAAGGCTGCAAGCATACGGCGCTTGCAATCTTCATCTTTTCCACCACTTCTGTAGCTCTGCTTCTGATTCATGTAGTCATCATAGGCCGGACCGGTCGCACGGCTGTAGTGTCCTCTGACGTAATGTTTTCCGCGTGTGCCGCGATATGAGCTGTCATTATCATAGTCCTGTGACATTCCATCAGCACGGCTATAACGTCCCATGCTGTCGCGCTTGCGGCGCGCTTCGCTGTATTCTCCACCGTCCATTTCGTCCATTACCTGATTGTAGTACTCTTTTTTGCACTTCCAGTACTCCACGTTCTCCATGTCTTTCCACATGTCAATCAGTTTGTATGCGTTTTCAAGGTTGCTGGTGTTCAGGCCCTTCTCCGCAATATTGTCCAGCTCTTCGTGGATTTTTTGCATTAATTTATAACTCATAGCCTTACCTCCTTAACCTATTCTGCTAACTACAAGGTTAGCGTCTGATACTGTCGCCGCTGCGGTTCCAACGTTTTTCACCGACAGGGTAGCACAACATGGCTTGCACACTCGTACTTCTACAGTTGCTGCTCCATTGATTGTTGCGCCGGCGGCAACCGTGTTCTGGATTCTTGCACCGGGAATGCCTTCGCCGTCCTGCTGTACTTCAAAAATAACGTCACCTGCTGCGGCTGCGGAAAAGTTTCCGTTAAATCCTACGCGGTACAGGCCAGGAAGCAAAACTACCCTACCAGAGAGTGCCTCATGCCTTATGTTTGGACAATTGCAAGAATATATCCTGTTTGCTGCAAACAGAACGCTTGCATTGACTGCAACAGTCTGTGTCCCAGCAGTTACAAAATCTGCCATAATAAATCCTCCTTATATGCACAGAAGGGCAAGCTTATGCATACCCTTCCATGTGTGTAATACTACTGTTCAGTAGACATGTCCTTTTCGGACAAGATACGCAATATGCGGTTGTTTTGGTCGATAATCTTTTCCATGTATTCCTTATTCTCCTGTTGCAATGCTTCCATAATATCATTATTTGACACATCACCAACAATCAAAAGCAAATTTATCATTTGCAATGCAGTTGCATACAGAGCAAGATTATCGTAAAACTGTTCGTTTCTCATTAGCACCCGCATCCAGTATTGTATCCACAACCACAGTTAGAGGCATATGGATATGGCGCTGGAACCGTATAAGCCGGTACAGGCTGCGGCTGACGAAGCTGTGCAACGATTGAGTTACCAACTGCATCAATAAATCCGTTCTGGGCAGTCTGGCTTGCCTGGAATCTAAGGGTTTGATTCTCCGCCTGTAAGGTAGAAATCTTATCCTGAGTTAAGAAGTCAAGAATAGCTCTTGTATTGCTGTTGTTGTTGTCCAGAATATCCCTAGTTGCGGTCTGAATGGTGTTTCTGGTATCGCATGACTGTGTAGCCAGGTTATAATTTACACCATCAATTGCGCGCTGTGTCTGGCAGCAGCAATCATGGAGCTGATAGCCCATCTGGCATAAGCTACGGTCCACTCCGCTGAAACCGCTGGTAATGGTGTTGTTCAGCGCATACGTGCTATCACAAATGCCCTGCTGAATACCCCTTATACCATTTTCGATTCCGTTGAGGGCAAATCCCTCATTGATGTCTGCACGTGTTGCTAATCCCTGCAATCCTGCACCTCCTGCTCCATTGTTTCCAAAGCCGTTTCCATTGCCCCAGCCACAGAAAACAAATAAGAACAGTATAATAATCCACCATGCGCCGCCATCTCCAAAGCCATCATTGTTGCGGTTTGTTCCTCCTGTAGCGGCGGCAATGTCTGCTAAACTATAGCCTGAATCCATAATTGTCTACTCCTTTAAAATATATTTACAAAATCATGCGCATTGATTTATGTACTATTTTTTCATGCTATTAAGCATCTGCTGAAACTGCCGGGCCATTTGTTGGGCCTGGTCTAACTGCTGCTGAGTTATCTGGCCAGACTGTAGCATCTTCTGTACTTCTTCTTGAGGGTTTCCCCTGAAATTTTTTTTAAACTCCATGAATTTCTGTATCATTTGCATAGGGTTGTTTCCCCCACCCATTCCAGGCATTATTCCACCCATTGGAGAGCCACCACCAAGCATATTAAATAATGGATTCATTTATCTATTTCCCCTTTCCTGTTGGTGCTGTACTGGTTTCTAAAAGTCCATATAATTCATCATATTTTGCCTTTAAATCCTGATACTCATTTCTGGTAACATACTTTTCATCCAGATTTTCAGCCGATGTAGATTCCTTTTTCCGTCCATTAACAATCTCTTTATATTCAAAAGTGCGGAGTGTTGGCATACCTGCTGCATCTGTTGTTTTAATATAAAAGTACTCATTTTCGCTATCCATCAGTAATATGGATGTGCTTGGCGCTACTAAATACGACTTTGCCCCGGCTTCACCCTGCACCCATAATATTCCCTGGTTGGTCTGCGGGACCTGTGGAACCTGCGTCTGTTGCGGCATTTGGTATGGTGCCTGTAGCTGCTGCAATCGGTCCATAGGTGGTTGCATCTGCGGTTGATACGGGTATGCGTTTGGATATGTATTCAGATAGTTTGGATTGATAAATGGTTGCGGCATTATATCCCCTCCGTTCTTTTATAATCCAATTATCCCATAAAAAATAAGCCCTTGACAGGTCGTCAAAGACTTATAAAAGTATCACGCAAGTATCAACATACTCGGATTATTTTGTTGTTTACTTTTCTGCTCAATCTCTTTGCTGTGGATACACTTACATTCATTAATTCAGCGCAATACTCCAAAGGATAGTTCTTGGCCCGGTACTCAAACAGTGCCCGTTCTTCATCCGTAAAGTTACAATATGTACGAAAATAGTTTAGTTCTGGCACTGTAAAGTCATATACCTTCAACGCAACGCTCCTTAAATACCTTCTGACAAATGCTTTATCATAGCTTCTTTGGTTTTTTTTAAACCCTCTATGTTGTTACCGGTTATACGATTATCAATTAATGCTATCATTCCTTGGCATAAAAGAGATTGCATATCTCTTATTTCTTTGATAGATTTATAATCATTTTCCACATTTATTTCTAATTTATCCACTCGATTTTTTAGCTTAAATGCCGGATGCAACAATTTGTATATTACGGCTCCTGCGCCTCCAAGAGTAATAAGCCAACCGCATACAACCATAATAGAGTTTAATGTTTCCATAAATTATCGCCTTTCCCAGTAGTATATTGGTATTTCTTGACCGCTGTCCCATGTATCCCAGTAATAACCATCCTGCACACACACCACATGCCCTGTAATTGCTAAGATGTACGTTCCTATAGGATTATCCTGGCAAAAGTCCTCGACCGTGTATACATCTTGTCCGTGGTCATCCACTATGTACCGTTTAAACCCATTTTGACGTAGGTAGGACCCCCATACATGGTTTGCAGATGGCATATCAGATAAAGCACAGGCGCAGACAGTTACACCAGCAAATACCGTTTCCCAGTCGCTGTCAAGGGCTTTTGTTATAGCCCGGATGGGGCAATCCCCCACACGCTGATTGCGTGGATTAGGGTTGAATAATTTCCATCTGCTCATTCTTCTTTTCCTTTCGCATTCTGATACCGCCGCGATGCTCCCCTGGCCTTTGCCGCCTGCTCCCGGTTCCATCTGGCAATCTGTAGCCGTTCTTGCTGGGTGCGTAAGTCGTTCTCTTTGCAAAATTCGTTATATGCCTTATTCTGCCGCTGTAACAGATACGACTTGCGGTCAAGGTCTAACTTCATATCAAATTTAACTGATTCGTCCTTGCATTTATCCACGGCCTCCTGCATCCCCATGACCTCGCGTTTTGTCTTTCTGATGCGCCGTTCAAGCGTTCGCTGCCGCTTCTCCAGCTGCTCAACCTTGTAATTGTCTGCGGTTTGGATGTCTTTGTATGGATTGTTTACCCCATCACCGCTTCCGAAGGAATGACGGCAGTTCCATCCACATAACCCTTCACCAGTTCCGTATCCAGTCTGGGAAAATGGAGGAAAGCGCTTATCCTTTCCAGTCCTGCTGTAAAACTGCCCTTGCCACCATAAATGATTTCCTGGATTCTGCCCTCCATCCCCGGTTCTGGCCCCGATGTGCGCCGACACCAGTATGATATCCCAATCCATTTCTTCCATACGCTTAATAGAGATATCTCCCGTGGCCTGGGCTACTCCGGTGCGTACTGCGCGCGCTGTGGCAGTTTCTATGGTGTCTTTATGGCCCGAAGGATAGTGTACTATCACTCCGCCAGATACCACATTATTAACTGCCTCTTTGACAGCCTGTGTGTACGATACAGCCCCAGAAGATACAAGGTGGTATGCATTATCACATGCGTTTATAAAAAGCCTCTGTGCGGCTTCTGCGGTGGTTCTGGTATAGTTTTCCCATTCCCCCATAGTGGCATTCATGTTTCGTTCCATTAGCCTAATAAGCTGCGGAGATTGTGTAAGCGGTGTTGGAGACAAACCAGCAGCCTCATATATTTTATGGTCGTATTCCAGGGCCTTGACTCCAGCTTCTTCCATTGCGGCCTTGATTTCTTTTTCCTGTCGATTAGTGATTTTGGATAACTCTGCCGTTATGTCCTCCAGCAGATATCCTGCATCCTGCAATATCTGTATTCGCCATCGGTCAGAGGAGGTGAGCAGGTAATCATCGCCGCGGCCTATGCGTATCATCATGCGGTCTATTATCTGACGGATAATGTATGTATGAAGCTGGGAGGCTATTTCTTCGGAACCATCAGCTATATGCTGGAGATAATTAGGACTCAACATTCTGTATTCCTTCTATTAGTTTTTTTAATTCAGCAATCACAACATTTGTATCTTGTACATACTCAACCGCCACGTCCGGCTCCGGCCCCTCCGCAGTCACTGTGATGGTTGTCCGGCCTTTGTAGGCGGTAAGGGCGTTGAGGGCGGCTTGGGTATCGGATGGAAGGGGTTCCCAGGTGGGGACGGCAAGGACCTGTAAAGCTTCGGAGATTGGCACCGTACCTGTATCATCAATCTGGTTGATAGCCCTCTCTACTCCCCACACGCCGTCCCTGCACATTATCCGGTCCCGCACATCCCCGATACCTCGTAACGGCTCCGTGAGGGTGATGGCTGCGGTCTTGGACCGGTAGGGTTCCCAGGGGAGAGCGGTGTCACCGATGTTTAACATGATTTTTAATGTGCAATCATATGTTGTATTGGGATATAGGCGTATAAAAATTCCATTGATTGGATTTTCGTCTGTTACTGTAAATGTACACTCATTTTTACTTGCACTTTTTATCGTTGATGTATGATTGGTGATACTAATAAGTTTCAGTAGTCCATTGTGTGTGCATGAAATAGTATATGTTCCTCTTAACCCGTAATCCTCCGAATTACCCCACTTACCGTATAAATACAAGTCATTATATTCACTATCTTTCGATATTCCTTTTATCAATACCATACCATCTTCAGTTAGTGAAGCTTTGCACCCTGTACCATTATTACTAATTTGAGGTATAAGAAGATTCGCCCCCGTCACCGTTACCGCCGTGACATCCGTACTCACAATCTCCTGCGGATATTCCGGGCTTGGGGATGGCCTGCCTCCGGTGTAGGGTTCCCAGGTTCCATCACCATCCTGATATAACATTGGATGATAAGTTCCAGGCGTAATGATACTTCCGGCACTTCCATACAAAAAACATTCAACACGCATATTTTCATTGTTAATCATCTCTTGGGTTATCTGCTTCGTGCTGTTCCCCTGCATTTCCGCCAATACTGTACTCCCATCCCATATACGTACATACAGTTTAGGCATGGTCAGTTCGCTTTTTAAAATCAGATTACCAGGCTTTAAATGATTTTTTAAATAATCTAGCTGGTAGCTTGCGCTAAAGGCTTCAGTCAATGCTCCTGTACCGGATATCTGGTAACCTCCATCCGCAGTATTGATAACGGCTCCTCCCGCACTCTTGCTTACCGCGCTTAAATCCAGCAGCTGAGCCCCGGTCGTGGAAAACTGCTCGCTCTTGCCGGCTATCTCCAGGCCGGGTATCGGCCCCTCCCACGCATCGTCCACTGTGACTTGCGTGGTGCCGGATACCGAGCCGATAAGGGCATTGGCGTACTTAAGGTCAGTCTCACGCTTGTTGTAGCATACGAAAGCAGCCTTCTGGGACTCCACGTAAGCTTTATTATCTGCCAACGCCTGTGCCGAAGCGGTGGCGGACTGAGCAGACGCCGTGGCAGAACCGGCGGCGGCTGTCTTACTGGCTTGGGCGTCATTGGCATGGCCCTGGGCAGTGGATACCTTACTATCCATTTGCTCAACAAAATTTTCAAACCAATTCTGGTCTGGCTGTGTAATACCAGACCCTGGAATTAACCCCGAATGTATTGTATATATCTTTTCTTCTGTTTTTAATATATACGCTTTGGTATTCGGCGCTGTACCATTTACCCATACGCCAATCTTAATGTCTCCTGACTGTTGCGTTGCTTTTTCTGGTATAACCCAACCAAATCTGATAGTACTATCGTTATACATTACATTCACTGGACTATCTTCGCTGCCGCTTCCATCTTTTAATTCATAGTGTATCCATATAGACATTCCAATCAAATCAATGCCATCATAGTATCTATCCATCATAAAAGATATATACTGGCTGTATGCTTCTCCCTGCACTGATATCTGCGCAGCAATGTCACCAATTGTACGTCCTTCGATGTAGGTATAATCTTCATCGTGATATTTTGGATAATCCATGTATTTATCACTTTTTACCCATTCTTCTGTTGTGCCTGATGCAAATACGGAAAACGCATCATCCAAATTATTAGCATACATGTATTTTCACCTCTGGTCTATTACTGCGAAATCCGTTACAATCCTTACATCCTTCTTTTCCCCAACTATCCTTACGGAGAATCTTTTTAACCGTGCCACATCATCCGGGACGCGACATCGATTACCAAATATAGGAACATAGTACTTCTGTTCAAACACAGCTACCTTGTTATATCCAACCCATGATGCATCGAATTGGAAATCACATTCGAGGTAGTTTTGTGTTCCTGCTACAAGATATGGATGCGGAGAAGTATTTACGATATGCTGTTTATCTACATTGAATTTTAATGTTTCCATATTATTCCTCCCCAAATAGCATTGGACCTTCCTTCGGCTGTGCTTCCTGTACCATAGCCTTTGCATCTTCTTCAGACAATCCCTCAAACTTCTGAAAATACATCCAGGCCGGCACTTTCCCCTGCACAACATACTGCCACCATCTTGCCCGGTCCTCTTCTCGGTTATATGTAATGTCCCCAAAATCATATGTTATTTCGTAGTTTCCGGCTGGTGCCATTCCGTACAGGTCCGCATATACATTAAGCGCATATATTGCCCCGTCAAGGCAACTTTCCAGTTTGTCGCGCGCATCCTTGATTAACTGGATAGTGCGGCGGTCGTCAGCTTCTACTTGTGTTGCTGTGACCATGCCTGTTTTTTCATCAAGTACAAAGTACCCGTTGGAATATCCACACTTAAATCCAACAAACGAAAGAAGATTATTAATGCCTGTAATTCTTGTTTGTGTATTGAGCGATGGAACAATCTCATGATAAAATGATTCCTGTCCATTCCCAAACACATTTCTCACATAATGAGGAAGTTTTTCGTTCTTCATACCAGCATAACGGCCTTTAATGTTTGTACCGCTTCCAAACATTAGCTGGTCATCTGCCAATATGATTTTTTCGCTGTCGAATATCTCTCCTGCATTCCGGCTATATGCCACATCCAGGTCTTTTAATTCCTCAATAGCTTCTGTAAATATTGGCAATCCCAAAGGCGATGAAATATCGACATTATTAGCCTGGGGAGTGCGCAGTACACCAAACATAGGACCGTCTATTTTCTCATTATTGGCCTTAAGTATTGGCGGTGTCTCTGGAAGCAAGTCGGACCACTTAGTCCTGTTTAATGCTATCGGGTCCCCCACACTTTTTGCAGACTGAGACACATAAGCTCTATTGGATATGTAATATGGGTAATATGTGTTTTCCCCATCCTTGACCTCGACAAACCGATGATACTCAAACCGGGTATAATACTTATCATTTTCGCTGTAGCTATCCTTGAATACAATCCCATAGATACCTTCATTGTCACAATCCGTAATAATAAAGTCCATTGGCGTGAATATGTCCAGTCCCTTACCGTTTGGCTTAAGTATGATTGTGCCGTAGGCCATACCATATTCTACCCAGTGGCGAATCTGAAAATATATCTTATCAATCTGCTCCTGGAGCCACGCCGCCCGCGCGCTCCCATCAATCTGTATTCCGATTGCCAGGGTAGCAAGCCGGGCCGTCTCTGAACAGATAGCCTTTGCAAAATTGATTGTCTTAACGTTATCATCAGCATTTACCCAATAGGGAGTGCCCCGGTAGATATTGGCGCACTCTGTAATCTTGCTTTCCATCTCCGGGGATACCACTGATTCAACGTTGAAATCTTCTTCTGCCTGTCGCTTGAATATCATTCCTATCACCTTTTTAGCCCATGTTATTAGTCCCATTTACTCACCTAATTTTTTCTGCTATTTTTTCGCCTATCAAAAACGCAAGATTAAATGTGCCAAAGATTAGAAGAAGAAATAGTGTCAACGGCCAGAAGAACAATGGAGACAAAGAAGGCTTTCCGTTTACTTGCATGGCCCCAGAAACAATAGTGCCAATTAACAAATAAATTATAATCAATATATAAATCATGCGCTGTTTCCTCTCCTCATTGATAGCGGGCTTGTAGCATAACGGAGAGCATCAATCCAGTGGTCATTTCCATCTGGGTAATCCGCTATTACTTCTCCGTTTCCGTCTACCTCATGCTCATACTCTATTATTTCCTTATATGCTCGTGGCGTGCGGGCCGGGTCTATAACGATTGTACGGCACTGCAACCACTCAAAGGTATATTTCCTGCTTCCTGGTGTTACAATGGCTTTACGTGCCGGTAAACCAGCGTCACGGAAGTCTATAATACTTTCTTCTTCATCGACACCACAATAGATTGTATAATCATCGTACCCAGCCGCCCGTATATCCTCCGCCATCTTACTATTACGGATTTTACAGCCGCCCATTTCATCAAGCAACACAACCAATTCCTTGTTTGGTATGTAAGCGGCTCGGATAAATGCCTTTGGGTCCGGGAACCAGCCCCAGTCTTGCCCCTGGTATATGCTTTGGTATTTCTGGATTTCCTCGTCTGTGATTGTCCGTACATCCAGCATATCAAATATATTTGTACCAAGTCCAACCGGCAAGCCTAAATACTCATGATTATATGCCCGCTCATTGGTGGCTTTAAGATGTTCTGCGCGTTCAATAAACATTTCTCCCAGCCATTCAACCGGTACAGAACGGTAATCGCTTTTATGCCTATACGCGCTATCGTCTGGAGTATTTACATACTGATTAGCCCAGTTGCTTTGGCTGATGGGTGGGTTGAAGGATTTAAATACAACAAACTTGCTTCCACCACGCAACACTGACTGTTCAACAGTCCGTATTTCCTCCGGTCCTGCAAATTCATCCAATTCCTCAAACCACAAATATTTGAAGTATCCCTTACTAGCTTTAATTGACTTTGTTTTCTTGGCTTTATCAAGTCCACGGAATATTATCTTCTGTCCGGTCGACTTATAAACGAATCTGTATGGGCTTTTACGGGATTCCCATAAATCCGTAACGCCTAGCGCATCTATAGCCCACTGTATCTGCTCAAATACCGATTCTCCAATGGTTACGGCATACTTACGGAATATAACAGCATTGGCCTCTGGGTCATCCATCATACCCAGCACAATTTCAACAGATATGAAGGAGGACTTCGTGGAACCTCGTCCGCCGTACAGGTCGTAATATGTATGATTACCGTCCAGGATATCCCAGTGAACGGCATAGAAGGATGGGGCGATTACGTCAGTCAGATTTATTGTTGTCTGGTCTTGGTATGTTGTTGACAATGGTAATGCCACCACCCTCCTGCTTTTTATCTGTATCAATCTTGCGCTTTGCCAGTTCAACCGCCGCTTTGGTTCTCTCTGCCAGCGGAGCGTCAAGACCAAATTGGTCTTTTACTTCTCCGCGCATAACCGATGTAAGATATTGCAGTATTTCAGCGGCATCAGCTATGCGGCAATCATCAATCTGTTTCTGTCGCTCGGAGATATATGCAGAAACCGTAGGCTTCCGTAAGTTTTCACGCCCTATTGCGTCTGCTGTACGTAAGCTATAACCAGCCTTTCTCGCAGCTTCTGCCGCATTCCCGCACTCTATGTAATAATCCGCAAACGCCTTTTGCTTCGGTGTCAAACTCATAGAAATTCATTCCTTCTTAATCATCGGGAAAAATCCATCCTGTCTTTTCATTTATGAAATACACATCACAAAGATAGCACATATAATAATCAACAACCGCACGCATATTTTCGCAGCATCGCTTCGTACATTGATTGTCATCCCAAATAAGAACGCCTCTATTATGCAGGCCACGGTAAGATACCACGGTATCATTTCTCTAATCATTCTTCCATCCTTTCGTCTGCTCCCATATCTCTTGCAAGCACTTCACAATCTCAATCCACGATGCACTCCGCAGTATTTCATAATCCCTTGTTTTCCACTCCCCATGCTTATCCTGTTGTAGTACAGGGGTGCTTAATATCCATATGGTTATCATGCGCCCCTGTTCCTCGCCATAGAATTGGCTGGTAGATATCTTGATTACAAGTCTGGTCTGCAATATGGCGCGCTGGAGCTTTTTCATAATTGAACTAAGATTCATCTTTGCTTTCTGCCTCACGGTATTCTTTGCATACTTCCATGTGTGCACACCAGATAGTTGCAGTCGTAGATTTTACCACACTAGATTCCAGCATATTTCTATATGATGTAACTATGTTTTCTGCTTTTGCGTCAATGTGACTACAGTTTTCACAGCATTCTTTTAATAGATTAATAATCATGTTTTTACCCCATACGGTATAATAGTCCTATACTAATTTTACCATGAGTATGGCAATCAAACCGTCCCTCCATTTTACATACTTTTAAGTTGGGTAATTGGAATACCTAACGCATTTGCTATTTTTTGTAATGATTCAATTTTTGGATTCCGGTCGTCTGATTCATATTTCTGTAAGGTAAAAACGGAAATCTCTGCTTTTTGCGCCAACTTTTCTTGTGTTAATTTTGCTTTTACTCTTGCTTCTTTTATCTGTTTTCCAGTATCAATGTTCATTTTGAAGTTTTTACCAACTGCCATAAACTCCATCCGTATCAATTCATCTATCGTCATACTAACTTCTTTACAAAATAAATATATCAAGTTAATGTCTGGTTCCCTATGTTCATTTTCATAATTTGAGTAAGAAGAACGAGATATTCCAAGTCTTATTGCCATTTCCTTTTGTGAAATACCTGTTTTTATCCTTGCTTGTTTCATTCTTTTTCCTATTCTTATGTAATTATTGATTCCTGCCATATTGTATATTCTCCATTCGTGTGAAAAAATCTATTTCTACGCCCAAAGCACTTGTAAGCTTTTTTTGCGTCCAACCCTTATTTTTTCTTAGTATGCGAATGCTATCACCAATTCGTAATAACTCGCTTGCTTTTATATGACCAATTGTCATCCTTTCCACCTCCCAAACAATGTCATTAACCGCCTATATTTATCTAGCGTTTTTCTTTGATACCCGTAAAAATCATCCCGTTTAATTGGTATATTCTTTCGCTTACTCAGTTTGTCATATCCGATATTACTTACAAGGCTTTCGTATATCTCCACCTCCAGGCCAGGAGCTGAGGATATGGCACACTGGAACAATGTAAGCTTATCTTCCGCGCTGGCATTCTGACAATATTTCTTTATGCGTCTGGCTTCATCATCTGTCATTCCATAATCACTATAGTTCTTGTCCCTAGTCCTCATAATCCTCCTTCCTACACATTAATTCTTTCTCTTACTGAACGAAGCATGCTTATATTTCTGCTTTCCCAATAAATGCACGCCTCATTGTCTTAAAATCCGTTCTCGTTCATTCTGATGCGTTACAGGGGCATTTCAGGCTTGTCTTATCTATGCTCCCGTTTTACTACAATTGGTATCTTGCTCAAATTGTGCCCGCATCCCTTCAATACTTGCGTCACCCTGTCCCATTCATCGGCCAGTTCTGACGCGTTCCCATCATACACCCTCGCAAAAGTATATCGCTTTTGGTACAGGATACCCACATCACTGTAATGCTCTATCTGTTGCCGGTGACGGATGCCCAGCATTACCATCAGCTCCGCTGCTCTGTACCGGCCATCATGCCGACCACAATCATACAGGTCATAGTACACAGGTCTTGATGCCATGTATCATCACTCCCTTCGGCAGCCTGCGCAGTCCCGGAACCGGGCACAGGCTGGTGTATGCATAAGCCGGCATCCTGACGGACCATTTATCCGGTGGCGGCTCCCGGATGGCTGATTCCGCCAAAGCCGCTACAGCTGATGCCCGCAGGACCTTGTTGGCCTTGGCCTGCTTACTGTCTGCTTTCTTTCTCAATCAGGTACCTCCCTTTCTCCTCAAAATGTCAGTTCGGTTGATTAGATACTATTCTGTGCGTTGTAACATCCATATCCTTAATCATATCTAATAGTGGCCGCTCTGTCTCACTTTTCGCTATCGCTTTCCAGCGATATGTATATACCGGTTGTGAGCAATTTCCTAAAATATTTGGCATTGCATAGCTTTCTTTTCTCTCCAAGAAAAACATCTCTTACCTCCGCTAAATATCTTTTTTTTAATCTATTCTGCGCTGCTCACACTCATATCCAGTTCAATCCCCTCCATAACTGCTCTCATTTCAAGAATTGTCATATAATCTCTCATAGTTCTTAACTGTAAATCGTAAGTACTTTTGGGACAAGTAGGTTCAAAATCCAACTCGTTTCTGTGCCACTTATTCAACATGTTATCCAATAACACACTCGAATCTTTAACTGTTGATATTCAGCAATAAGCCTTTCCTTATAATCTGTACTATTCATCATTGCTACCGTATCTGCTAATTTCATCATTTCAATATTCTTCTTCTAATGTTCATACTTATCTTTTGGGAACACTTCTTCTATATCTATAAAGTTCCCGATTGCTTCACATAAATCAATACAGACACAATCCGCTTGTATATTGGCATCGAATCCACCGTCATCAAATATTCCATAACCAAACAATTCTTTTAATTTATTCATAAATTCTTTCAGATATAAATATGAAACCCATACACAAAATTTGTTATCACTTATCCATCCAAGTTCATCTACTATACAAATTCCATATTCGTTGTCGTCTGTGTAACATAATTTATATAGCTCAAGTTCATAATTCATTTATGTAGCCACCATCTTTCCTTCTTTCAATGAGGAAGTTTTTCTCTTTCTTTCGCAGGTCAGTTTAGCGTATTATAACGCTCTGCCCCTCTTTGTCCGTAATATCCACTGAAATCGTCATTCTTCCGAACGTGCCCATTACCCTGTCTCTGATTTCTTCACG